ATTAGTGCTATGGGCTATGTAATATTTACATTATTATCAAAATAAGGTACAAGTTATGCTTGTATGAAGAATAAAAGAATCCTTGTCATTTCTGATATGCACCTACCTTATCAACATAAGGATTCAATAACATTTTTAAAAGAAATTAAAAAAGAATTTAAACCAGATAGAATAATTAACATTGGCGATCTATTAGACTTTCATGCCATATCAATGCACGAACATAACCCAGATTTATATTCTGCTGGACATGAATTAGATAAGGCCAAAGAATACATACAACAATTAGAATCAATATTCCCAGAAGTTACAGAAGTTGATAGTAACCACTCTAGCCTAGTTTATAGACGAGCATTAAAATATGGAATGTCTAAACAATTCTTAAAACCTTATGGAGATTTTTTAGGTACTAGAAAATGGAAGTGGGTAGATGATTTAACTCTTACAATGTCTAATAGTCAAAGATGTTTTTTTACTCATGGAAGAAGTGCAGATGTATTAAAAGTAAGTCAAGCTATGGGTATGTCAGCAGTTCAAGGCCATTATCATACAAAGTTTGTAATTAGTTATTGGGCAAATCCTGATAATCTATTCTTTGGAATGAATGTAGGCTGTTTAATCAATCAAAAGTCTATGGCCTTTAGTTATGCTAAGAACTTTAAGACTAGGTTTATCTTAGGTTGTGGAATTATATTAGAGGGAATACCAAGACTACTTCCAATGGTAATTAACAAAAAAGGCGATTGGATAGGTAGAATTGTCTAGGTTAAAGCCACACAGAGCCACAGAGAAAGCTACTGATAAGCAAATAGGTGGTACACACTACAAGCAATACAAGATACAGCCTATTGAGTTTATATTTGCAAATAAACTTGATTTCATACAAGGTAATATTATAAAATACGCACTCCGAAATAAAGCTGGAGAAAACCCTGATGAGAAGTGGAATAAGATAATTCACTACTGCGAACTAGCAAAAGAGTTGAAAAATAAAAAATAAGGAATATTAGGAGTTAATGAACTTCACTTATTTTATTTATTCTATTCTTGTGGTATATTGGACAACATTATTAATATTAACAAATAATACTTATTTATAATATGTGGCTAAGTCTTTTAAAATTTGGAATTTCTACTGCTGGTCAAGTCTATAAGAATAAAAAAGAAACCAGAGTATTGGAAAGTATTGCAGAAAAAAAACAAATGCAGAGAGTTATTGACGGGGAGATCGAAATGGTCAAAACTATCAAAGAGCATCAAGCTAACGATTATAAAGATGAGATAGTTCTTATTCTTATTTCGATACCTTTGTTAGTCGCTGGTTGGGGAGTCTTTTCAAATGACCCAGAAATTATAGCCAAGCTAGACGCATTTTTTGATCAAATAGAAAGATTCCCTTATTGGTTACAAGGTTTAATCATTGGTGGTTATTCTAGTGTACTTGGTATTAAAGGTGTTTCAGCATTTAAGAAAAAGTAGTATCATGTCCAAATGGACAAATTAAAAGTTGATGCAGTAATCACAGATTTAGAACTACAATTAGAAACAAGTAACAATCCTTATGGTAGTTATGTTAGCTTTACATTTATAGATACTTACCCATACTTTACAAAAGTTAATGAGATGGTCGAAGAAATTAAAAGACGAAGTGATGTAGACTTAATCAATTACGAATACACTTATAAAAAAATTCACAAAAATACAGATTTAAAATATTTTGATCTAACTAGAAACTAGGGCAGTTTACAACCAGTTAAGAAACTACCCTAATCTCAAACTAAAGCAATAAGAGAGAGAAAAAACTACTTTAGCTATCTTGGGTCAATTCAACGAGATAGTCGTTTATAAAAACTATCTTTATTCTACCCAAAATTCTTTTAACAAGTGGCCAACTCTCGCTGACCACTCTATCTACTAAACTCATATATGGGGAGCAAATCAATATATCGTTAATAGAATTCATTAAACTTTACCTACTAAAGCTAAATCTCTTTTTAATTCAGATTGTTTAAGACTCACATACTTATCTAAATTATTATAATGGTATCTAGCTTTAATTAATTCTTCTTCTGCGTCAGCATAATTTTTTACAACTTCTTTATATTCCACATCTGTTCTGGCTTTATGTTCAGCCTCAATAACAGTTTTAGTATCTAGCTTGTATTTAAGAAAGAGTTTAGAATAAGTTGCTTTACGACCCTCATCTAATACAATTACTTTCTTATGCCAATCAGCCCATCTTTCTGATGCTCTTTCTAGTTCTTCATAAGATTTAAAACTTAAACTCATATCAATATAACTCCTAATATAAATCCTATTAAAAAAATTACATATTCTCGTCTATAATTTTCTTCTATTTCTTTCCAATCTTGTGGTGTTCGTCCAAAAATTAACATAATTATCTCCTTAGGGAAAAAGTAGCATCTCCTCTGCCTCTTGTTCTAATTGTTTTATTTGTTGTTTAAAGCTATGGTTTTCTTTTTCTAAAGCATTTATCTTTTTAGTTAATCCTTTGTGTTCCATATACATAGCTTGTAGTTCTTCTCTCTTAAAAGCGAGATCACGCTTTAATTTATCAATCTCGCTATTTAAGAAATATATTTTAGAATAATCCATAATTAAAATGGAATCTCATCGTCCATATCTGACATCTTCTCAACAGGCATAGCATTATCTGGTGCTGATGGTTGGGCTTGAGTCATTTGTTGAGGTGTATACTGAGGCATAGCTTGGCCTACTGTTTTCATTCCATCTATACTGGCACTAGGTTTGTAAGGTGGTATCATAATATAACTTAACTTCATTTGAGTATCTCCTTTATCGTATGGTTTTGGAGTTTCTATCATCTGAGTTTTAGCATACCATTTAGGTGTATGACCTCTTTTGACAAAGTTTTGAACTCCCTCTGTCATATACCATTCATTAAATTGTGATAGCTTATATTTTTTCTTTGTTAAACTACAAGTAAATAGACTTTCAGCATTTGCCTTATATTCATACTTGGGTGATTTTTTGCCTGTTGGATTTAAATACAAATCTAAAGCACAGTAATCATTATTTGATTTATTTTGTTGATACATTATTTTTTCTCCTTTTTCCATTTTTTTAAGTCTGCATTAAATTCGCTTTCTAGCTTATCTATATATTTCATAGCTTTAAAGCCTCTAAAATATTTCTCATCTATTTTAATAACATACATAGAAACTTCTTTTTGAGGTTCTTTAGGTATATTTACCACAGCGAGTTTTTGTATTTTAAAGTCGGTTGTTTCTTCTATAAATCTTCTATACATTTCAACTTGGATAGCTTGTTCGAAACTATAATCTTTACTTGTTTTCCAATCCAAAACTGCATTTTGACCATTCCAAGAGTCTTTAGTTACAATTACATCATTAGTACCACAACAATCAAATTTAGAACTATATAAAGGTAATTCACTTGCAACTATTTTAAACTTTTGTGATTTCCAAAACTTTAACCATTTTTGAGCCATAGTTTTTAATGGTTCTGACTCTGGTAATACAGGCTCTTTCTTACTTTTAAAAAATATGTCAATCCAATCATGTAATTGACTTCCTATATCTCTACCGAAAGATTCTTTTTTTTCTGCTCTTTGTTTTACTTCATTAATAAAAGCATTAATTTTATCTAGTGGTTGGTTATTTTCTAGCATTAATTCTTTTATAGAATCATCTCTATTTTTTTTATACCAATTTTGTAGATCAGGTCTTGTTCTTTTATTAATTACTGTAGTAACACTTGATTTAGGGTCGCCATCTACATAATATCTATATCTCTTACCATTAGGGTCATAATTTATTTTATTACCTAATTTATTTTCTAAAAATTGTTTGGTCATTATTCTCTCCCTTATATTGTTGTTTGTTTTTAGCTTTTGAAACACACACCCTATTATATTCTTCTATAAAGTGTTCTGTTTTAAAATGATTTTTCTTAATTATTCTATTCATAGCTTTGATGCGTTTATCTTGCCACGAAGTCTTGCTTGATCTGATATACATTCTCTCTCCTTTTTAAAAATGTTAAGTTCTTATCTTCTAATGGTTTAATAAAATAGTCAATAGATACATCTAAATATTCGCATAACTTTTTAGCCATATTTAAACTTATTCCATTTTGTCCTCTCTCATATTTTTGAATCTGTTGGAATGTCACATTTACAGCTTTAGATACCCTTGATTGGGTCTTATTTCTCATCAATCTAATCTTTCTAAGTTGTAGCCCTATAATGCAAGTAGCAACTTTAAGATTATCTTTTTCACTAATATTCCATTGTAGTGATAGTTCCTCGATTGATT